TGGAAGGCAGGCAGGTCTGTGATAGAGGCCGTGGACTCTATGGTCAGGGTGGCTGCGTCAAAGGTCAGGGCCATGCTGCGCCTTATGCATCAGCATTGCGCACCGCCGTGCCGCTGCCGCCTGTAGCGGTGACAGACAGCGTGGACTCAAATGGCACGATGGGGGAGCCACCACCGTTTCGCACGCGGTAGCGGCAGGTGAAGCCGGTGCCGAACTGCATGGCGGCGCTGCTGATGGTGGTGCCTGCGGCCACGGCGTCGATCATGGGGATGAAGGCGGGCCGTGCGGTGTAGGTCTTGGTCAGCGCCGGGCTGATGCCCGATAGCGTGGTGCCGGTCCAGCTGGTGTACGTGTAGCGGTCACCATCGATGCGCACCACGCCACTGACCGGGGTGTCGGCCTTGAGCGTGGGCACAGACAGGGTGGTGGCGCCGATGGTGCCGCTGACGGTGTACTCGGTGGTGTTGATATCGGTGCCGGTATCGCGGGCTACCAGCACGTAGTCACCGGCCACCACGCCGCCCACGCTGACGGTGACGCTGTTGGGCGGGGTCTCGACCGTGCCGATGTGGCTGGTCAGTTGGTAGTTTTTGGAGTCGCCCGCCTGCACTCCGGTGAGCCACCAGCCTTGCGCCACGAACCACTTGCCACCGGCGAAGGTGCCGAAGGGGGCGGCGATGTTTTCTGCATAAGCCTGACCCGGCAGCACGCGGTAGCGCCAGCCTGGGGTGGTGTTGAAGGTGATGGTGCTGGACTCGGAGCAGGCCCACATCAGGGCCTGGTAGACCTGCGCCAGGGTCAGCGAGCCATCGAGCGTGATGGTGGCCTTGTGCAGCAGACTGCCCTGCCCGCCACCCAGGTCTTGCGTGGTGTCGCCATAGGCCAGGGTGATTTTTTGGGTGCCGGGTGTGGCCGTGCCGCCAATGGCGGTGGAGAAATACCCTGCTGCAATGGCTGGGGTGATGGTGGCCGCGTCTACGTTGGTGTCAAGTGCCGTGGAAAGCGCGGCAGATTGCTCGCCACCAGCTGCCAGGTTCACATCGAAGTGGCTGTAGCTTTGGCCGTATTTGCGGGAGAACACGGACACGTTGCCCGAGTCGATCAGCGATCCACCAGATTTTGCCTGCACCAGAATCTGGAAACTGGTGTTTACGTCTGCATCGGCCCAATATTTTGTGATCTTGGCGTTGCTTTGGGTGATGTAGATCGGGCTGGATGCCACCAGCGAGCCAATGACCTTGAGGCCGGTGAACAGGTCGGCGCCGCTGTTTTGCTCGACCGATCCGAACTTGAGCCACTGGCTGGTGGCGGCGTTGATGTTGATGGTTGGCAGCAGCGTGAGCGCCATGGGGCGGCTGGCGTTGCGTTTACCAGCCAGCTCGGATGGGTTTGACCCCAGGATGCTGACAAGGTCGTCGCCCGCTGCGGTGGCGTTGTCAGCCAAGTCTTGCAGGAACGCATGCAGTTCAAGCGTCGTGTAGCGGCTATGGGTTCCGGGCACGAAGGCCGTAACCTGACGTGCGTTGCCTGATGCGTCAATGGTGAAGTCAGTTGCAATGGTCATAGTGTTTCTCTCTTATTCGTCAGGGACTTGGGCCACGTAGATGGACTGGCTACCAACAAAAGCACTCGTCACCGTCTCCCACGGGATGTAGTACGGCGATGCGCTGCCCTTGCGCACTTTGATGCGCAGGTTATTGAGGCCCGAGCCGCCCGCGTAGGCACTGAGGTTTATCAGCGGTGAACTGGTGGCTGCGGTGCCGTTGTAGAGCGTGGTGGTGCCCGCTTGGTCTTCGATCTGGATGGAAGAGCCGACGACTACGTTGGTGAGGGTTAGGGCGAAGGTGCCTACGGGGTCTGTCGCCAGCGCAGCAAACCCCATCGAAAGACCGCCCAGCGATATGCTCTTGGTTCTGGATAAACCAAAGAACTGGAACGATGGCGTGGGGATGCCCTGCATATCAGTTGACCGTGAAATCGGGGTCAATGAACAGCATATCGTTTGCCGTGGCCGACGCCATTGCGCAAAACAGAGTGACGACGATCAGAGAGTCCTGTTTGATGCTGGTCGTTGTGGCGATGGTCATTTGGTACTTATCAAATGCGATCATCCCCCACGTTGCGGCGGGTAGCCACGCAGCGGTGCTGGTGTCGGATGCCGCGCCGGTAAAGTCTTTTGTGGACAGGTGCTTCATGGCCCCGGTTGCCGAATCCATGTACTCCACCGTCATCCACAGCTTGTCCTTGTTGGGCGTCATGGTGTTGGCGACCAACACGTTGCAAGTAATCGTCTTGGTAGCCGGGGTGTCGCTGAAGAACTTGGACAGATTCAAACTAGCCGGAACGGATATGCTTGCGGATTTTGGGTACAGACGCCAAGACCACGGAGTGAGTGCCGCACCGGGCAGCGTGGCATTTAAGTATGGCGGGAAGTTGTCGGTGCGCGATGTTGCCCACCCCCAGCCAGCATCAATGTGGCTACCCGTTCCATCCTCGTCACACCCGATGATTTCGACTGTGCTGCCCACCGTGGTTCCTGACGCCACTACCACCGTGCGCGGGATTTTTGTGCCAAGGAAACGGATGTGGCTGGCTTCCGTTGCGGAGTACACCGTCAACACTGCGCCTGCATCGGCTGCTGCGCCAAAAACAGAGCCGCCGATTACGGTGAATCTTGCTGATGCGTTATAGGCGTTCGCACTAAAAATAGCCTGCGCTACATACGCACCGCGCACATCAATTGTCGGGTTGATAAGCGTAATATTTGAGTGGTCGTTCACATCCGGTGTAATTAGCGCTGCCCCAGCGGACTCCAATCGACCGCAAACAATATGCAGATTTTCTATGACTGCGGAGTAGCTCGGAAGATTCATTGATGAGCCTAACGTCCACGCAGCTCCGTCCACGTATAAGCCCTTTGAGTATGTGCCAAGTCCATGCACAACGGCATACCACGGACTACCCCATGAATTTGCAGTAATAAACCGGATTGCGTCTTGCGTGGAGGCGATGACCCGGTTGTAGCTGCGAATGTTGGTGGTGATGTTTCCGCTTGTTGACTGGTATGCCAGTACACCGTCAATACCAGGCCACACTGCACCGTTGTCCAAAATCCATGTAACGGGTGCCGTGCTGACGGTTGGCGCGGTGGAGCCGAGGTTCGTCGTGGCGGTGATGGCACGGGTGATGTTTGCACCACCAGCATCTTTGCTGCGGATGTAGATAATGTCGCCCACGACGATAGTGCCGTAGGCTGGGGTTGTGCCCTCGAAGTATGTGATGGTGTTCCATGCGCCTACACCACCGTTTACCGTGGCCTCTGCGCTGCTGGTGCCGTCACCATTAAATGCTGCGCCGTGACGGATGTATTTGTTAGCCATTCCACACCTCGCTTGCCGTTGGCTCTAAGTCCAATATGGCAGTGGCGTCAACCGCGTGGCCTTTGGATTGCAGCAAGGCAATGGCTTGCCCAAGCTCTCCACGGCGCTCAATCAGGTCGATATATCGGCGCACCGTGGCGTCTTTGACAATGGCCTGCACCACGGGGTCAGGGTCCGCCAAGATGGCGATCTTGTGTGCGCCAAAGCGGTCAAAGAAACTACCCACCCAGATACGCCAGTTGGCCGGGTTGATTGGCTGTGGCTGGACGCCCTCAACAAACTCAACATGGTCGAAGTCTGCGAACGGCACGACCAAGTCGTTCAATTGCTCGACTGGTTGCATGGCAGCGTAGCGCGTGACCTCTTGGCCGTCGCTCTTGCGGGTGACTACAAAAGTGCTCATTTATTCGCGCCCATCAGGAAGTACAGGACGATGTGCGCAAGGATCGAGAGGATTGTGTAGAGGGTCAAGATGGTCACGCTATGCCCTCCGCTCTTCCTGTTTGTGGATTACGAATGATTTGCTTGGGACGGTTCATGGTTTCCAGCGCCTGCCGAAACCCATCGATTGAAGCAGCTAGAGCGTTATTGATGTCGCCGCCCTGCTCTGGTGTCTGCTGTGAACCGAGCTTCAGTTGCTCAATGTAGATTTGAGTTTGTGCCGACAATTCAGCTTTCCACTTTTCAAACTCAATCTTTTGAGCTTCAAGCTGTGCGTCTAGTTGCGCTTTCAACTGCTCACGCTCTGAATCACGCATATCGTTGGAGCGCTGTAGCTCTAGGTTGGCTTGTACTTCCTGCAACTTCGCTTGTGCCTTCATCTGCTCAAGCTGCATATTCATTTGCGTTTCAGCTTGGAACTTCTGAATCTCAGATTGCATCTCAACTTGAAACTTTTGGGCATCGCCCTGCTGCTTCATCTGCTCGATTTGTATCGGCAAAGGTGGTTGTTGCGGTTGAGGCGGTTGCTTAGAAGGGTCTTGGACAAAGTTATCCACGTCCTTAAACCCTGCGTTCTCAATCACTTTCGCACTCGTGTGGTACAGGTGTTTAGGTGTAGCAAGTCCGAATTGCATTCCAGCGGTTTGCATCTGATAAATGCTCATCAACTGCGCAGCTTTCTGCTGCGTGTCACCAGTGCCTAGACCCACGTTAACGGTCATGTCGTAGGAGTCGCGCCACTCGTTAGGGTCGTACTCGACAAATTCATTGCGTAGACGGAAAGCTAGTTTTTCCATGCCACCGTCTGTCAACAGCTTCAGAATGCCTTGAAAGATAGGTTTCAGCAGGGTTTCAGCAGCTATACGCGCGATCAGTTCAATGCGCTGCATAGCCGCAGATTGATCCATTGCGCGGCCCGTTGCCGTGTTGTTTAGGCTGTCAGGGTTAAGGCCCTGCGAAGTGCGGGAAACGCCCGTCCTATCCTCTCTCATACCCTTGACATACTCAAGCATTGGCATTGAAGCGCCAGCAGCAAATGGCGTAACCTGTTCCGTTACCGCATTGATATCGCGTTGACGAATCACACCACCTGGGCGAGAGTCCAACAGATCATCAATGTTTGCCAGTGGTGACCAGTTCGCATCCGTCAGCACCTTGGTACGGGGATTGTTCGTCAGGTAGAGATTATTCAGCGTCTGACGCAGCAATTCAGTGTGCAGGCGCTGTAAATCACTTACGGCTTCTGCCATGCTCATTCCGTCCCACCTATGGGTATTCAGAATGGGACTAAACGTAGCAATAGGAACGTGCGATGTGACTTCACACTTGAGAATCTTGTCCTTCAGGCGGTAAACGCAAAGCCTCTCTGCGATTCCATCACCGTCACGATCAGCCAGGACAAACTCAATCCGCAACCAGCCTTCAGCCATTGCATCATCATCTGAATCACCGTCATCCGATCCGAGCGTGTCCACCTGATTCTTGGTGAACAAACGGGTTGATCCGTCCGAGCTATATTCTGTTGTGTCGCTTGCCCGTAGCTCCGATGGTGTAGCCTTCAGGCCCATAGCCATGATGTCTGTCATCGTGACGCGCATCATGCGTCCAACGTAAGGGCAGTCGCTCAGAATGGGCGAAGTCCAGTCGCGCTCGACTAGCAAATCTTCAGGCGAGAATGCCTCAACCTTGATTACTGTCTTTTTCTCAGTCTTTTTGATTCGCCCGGAATAGCCCATTACAGGCTGTCCAGTCATCAAATCCATTTCAGGCTGCTGTGTCTGTGGATTGATTAGAGGCGCTGGTGTAGCTTCAGTGACTTCACCATCTTCTGCATCTTGCAAAAGCATGGCAATCATTTCCTCTGATGCGTTCTTGAATGGTACGCTGGAGACTGTTTCAACGTCCTCTTTGCGCCACATCACCGCAGCATTCTTGACCGTCAGAGCGTCCTTAAACGCTGTGTACAGCACCATGAAGCCGTTATTCTGCTTGCTAAAGACGTAGTTAACCGTGTCCGTAGCTTGCTCAGCACCGTCTACATCCTCTTGGCGTGTAGGCTCGAATGAAACGGCTTTATCTGTGCTTGTGAATGTCTTGAGTAGCGCGGGAAGAATCCACTCCACCGTGTCGGAAACGTCTGATGCAACAATAGTTGACCAGTTCTCGTCCTCTGTGCCGTATGGCATCCGGTAATACTCACGCAGAGACTGTTCGCGCTCTGCCCGGAGTGTCCCGTTGACGTAATTAGCTGCCGCCGACTCTTTCGCCGTCAGCAGTTCCAGCAAATCCTCGTCATCAAGCCTAGACATAAGTTCCCCGAGCGCACCATGCGTTCAGAGCATTATCAAATTTGGTAGAACTAAGCGACGATGCGACGAGAACCGTAATTGATGGGCTTCACGCTTCCATTGCTGTTCGATAGAGCATCAGCAACGATACAGGTGTAACGGAAGGCGTCTGCACCGTGCGAATATTCGTCGTGCAATGCCGATCCAGCTTCAAGCGTCTGCTTATTGATGTGCCTGCGATAGCGTTTCAAGCATTCAACCAGGCGCTTTGTCTTGTCCTTGTCGAAGTAGATTCGCCCGAATGTCATCCGACTTGCCCGAATCCCCTCTTCGATAGCCATGTTTGGCGTCTGCTCAACCGTACATCCAAGCGCTTCCATGATTTCTTGTGCGCTCTTTCCCGTCTTGAAGTCCTTGGAGAAACCATCATGCGGGAGATAGTGAACGCCCCAATTGAGAGGCATAGCCTTGAGCGTCATCACATAGTCTGCCAATGTCCTATGGCTATCTTCGATGTAATCCACAATCCGCAGCTCACTTGCCGAGCGCTGGACAAGCACGATAGACATGGAGTCATTCCAGCCCAAGTCCCAAATAGCATGGGTTTTCAGCAGTGGATCGTTTGGCACAGCACGGATTCGCCCCTCTTTCTCAGCCGTTGCCACTTCATCAAAGTAGATAGCCCCGGTAACCGCTGGTAGGCATTCACCTTCCCAAACGTTTCGATACTCTTCAGGCTTCATTGTCGCCAGGGCGTGCTCTCTCTCAGTCTTAAGCACATCAGGAAAGTACGGGTTGTCCTGCCAATTCATCAACACCGATTCACAATCAGGTGGTGGATTGATTACAAACATCTGGTGCGTTGGATCACTCTCAAGCTCTGGGTTGTACGTCACCCAAATCTCTGATCCTTCCTTGCGAATCGTTGGAACAAGCGTTTTCCATGACTTAGCGCTGATTGCTTGCGCCTCTTCACACCAAACAATATCCACACCCTCAAACGACCTTAGACCGTCTGCGGTAATGTCTGACAAGCCGCTGAAGAATATCTGTGAACCATGCGGCCCCCTGATTTCAGTCTGTAGCACTTCAAACGCAGACGCAAGGCCCATTGTCTCTATCTGGTCGCTCAGTAGCTGGTGAACTGATTGCTGAATGTTCTTTTGAATCTCACGAGTGCAAACGATGCGGATTTGTCGCTGAGTGCATAGCAGGATCAAAGCCCTAGCTACTCCCCATGACTTACCCGAGCCACGCCCACCCCGGAGAATCTTGTACCGTTTGGGCTTGAATAGGAACTTCAGCGCCTTTGGAAAGCGCAAATCAATATCAATCGAAGTTGACATTGACGTTAAACGTTCCCGTTATCTCGTGTTTGCTTGGAGCGTTGAACCCATGCATAGAGTTCAATTCCTTGATTGCAGAGACTTTCTCGTTAGCCCTAGCCTCTGTATCAGTTGCTATGTCTGCGAGCGTCCTAACGCTGTCTAGGCGCGTCCAAATGGCTTCTATCGCTATTGCTTCCTTGAGCGACTTCACCCTCGGGGCTATCTCGGGGTGTCGCATCAGATCACTGGCTTCGTCGTGGACAGTCTTTTCGTTGCTGTTTTCACAGTCGTATGACGCCCTATAAGCGTCTGCCTGTGTCATGCCGCCTGCTACTGCTTGTGCAAATGCTTCTTGTTTTGCTGTTAGTGCCATTGAGTTCACCCGTGGTGATTATTCATTGAGCGCATTAGGACTCGCCTTTCGGCTTTCCGGGGTTGCCCTTGCCGAATTTTGTCGTATTTTTCGAGTTCATTTGAGCATCCCATTTTCGTCATAGTAGTCGCGGCTATAACGAAACTCGCTCGACTCAAACCCTCTAGGCGATGTAATGACACGGCGCTCTGCTATTCCTCGCTTAACTAGATTTACTAGTGAAGCCGGGTTTGCACCCATTGATTGCAGATCGTTTGTTGAGCACCAGTCTTTAACTGTCAACAAAACGTCGATAGCCTCTACTTGACTATCAGTTAAGTCTGCATCTTTTACCATGTTGGTAAATTTCTCATCAACCATTGCCAAAAGGCTTAGTCGATCATTGTCTGAAATATTCATCTGAGTTCCCCTTTAGGGATTATTCATTGAGCGCATTAGGACTTGCCAACATGGTTGCGCTGTATCGCATTCATCTAATTTCCCCTGCTAGCCGTCGAGATTCGCCCAGAAAGCTACGCCCAGGTTTACTGTTTAGGAAGGGACAACACTCCTTTTGCCCATAGGCGCCAGCTTGTTGAATGTGCCCTTTGTTTAATTATCAAATTTGGTAGAACAAGAAAAGATGCTGTTGATTCCCTTCAAGTTAGCAGCCACTCCGATTCGACTGTGGGGGATGATGAAGATGTTTCTCCCATTGCTATCCATGTCAACCACTACAGCCCTGATAAAGCATAGGTTCTTGAGTGCCTGCTTTACCTGGCCCTTGAGCAGTCCTGATGCGTCCCCGATTGATTGGTGTGTGCAGTTCCCTTGTTCGACTACTTCCAGCACCCGGCGCATATTGCTCATTGGCCTGATGAACTTGAACTGTGTCTGTCCTTTTTTCATGCTGCCCCTGTATTCTTGGATCGCTAGACTTCCTTCTTGTCAACTCCCATTCCAATGCCTGCGCTACCGCAATCTCTAATGCGTCAATTTGTCTTTGCATATTTCGAACAGCTTCAGAAGGGAATTTGTAGAAACATAGCGGGACGGATCATGTTTTAGCCATTTCATGTGCCATAGCAAGCAACGATAAAAACTTGTCTTGTGGCAGATTGGCTTTAGCAACTGTTACAAAGCATTCGGATATTGCTCT